TTGGCAGCAGTTCTGGTCAAGCGGATAAAGAGGACAAGTTAAAGGAACTAACAAAATGAAACTTTCACGTAATTTTAGCCTCCAAGAGTTAACTAAAAGTGAAACTGCAATCCGCAAGGGAATCGATAATACCCCAAGCGAAGAGGTTATTCGCAACCTAACCACCCTATGCGACATGGTGTTGCAGAAGGTGCGTAACTCCCACGGGGCTGTCACCATTACCAGTGGTTATCGCTCACCAGAGCTAAACAAGGCTATTGGTGGTTCTGCTACCAGCGACCATTGTAAGGGGTTGGCAGCAGACTTTGAAGTGCGGGGTTTGGACAATAAAGAGTTATGTAAGTGGATTATCGACAACCTAACCTTTAAACAGCTCATCCTTGAATTCTACGAAGAGGGTGAACCTAATAGTGGTTGGGTGCACTGCTCATTTGAAGAGGGTGAGAATAACAACCAAGTACTCCGCGCTGTCAAGGAAGGTAAAAAAACAGTTTACCTTAAGGGACTCAAGTGAGTGATCTAAGCATTAAGCTCTTACCGTGGCAGCAGACAGTTTGGAATGATAACACTAGATTCCATGTTGTAGCTGCGGGACGCCGTACAGGTAAGAGTCGCTTAGCTGCTTATCGACTAATTGTAGAAGCCTTACAAAGTGAGCGCGGTCATGTCTTTTATGTTGCACCCACACAAGGTCAAGCTCGTGACATCATGTGGCAAACTATTCTGGAAGTTGGTCACCCTGTCATTTCAGGTAGCCATATTAACAACTTGCAGATTAAGCTCATCAATGGTGCGACGATTAGCCTCAAAGGTGCTGACCGACCAGAAACTATGCGTGGTGTTAGCCTTAAGTTTCTTGTTATGGATGAGTATGCAGACATGAAGCCAGAGGTGTGGGAGCAAATCTTACGCCCTGCACTAGCCGACTTGAAAGGTAAAGCCATGTTTATCGGCACACCAATGGGTCGAAACCACTTCTATGAATTATACCAATACGGCTTAAAAGGCGAAGATGAGACGTTCAAGTCTTTCCACTTTACTTCATTCGACAATCCGCTCCTTGACCCCAAAGAAATTGAGGCAGCTAAGAAAAGCATGTCCTCATTCTCATTCAGGCAGGAATTTATGGCTTCATTCGAGGCTGCCGGAGGAGAGTTGTTCAAGGAAGAGTGGATAAAGTTTGATGAAGAAGAGCCTGAACATGGTGACTTCTACATTGCAGTCGACTTAGCTGGTTTTGAGGATGAGGGTAGTAAGGGTGTTAAAAACTCCCGCCTCGACAACACAGCTATTGCCATAGTTAAAGCCAACGAAAAGGGTTGGTGGGTTGCTGAAATCATCTACGGTAGGTGGGATGTTAAAGAAACCGCCAAGAAGATATTTGATGCTGTTAAACAATATGAGCCTGTGGCGGTCGGTATCGAGAAGGGTATCGCTAGACAAGCTGTTATGCCCTACCTTAGTGACATTATGAAAAGAACTCAAACCTTTTTCAGGGTTGACGAGCTTACGCACGGTAACAAGAAGAAGACAGATAGGGTTGTCTGGGCGCTGCAAGGGCGTTTTGAGAATGGATATGTAACCCTAAACAAAGGTGATTGGAACGCAGAGTTCCTAGACCAGTTATTTCAATTTCCAAACAAGCTAGTACACGACGACTTACCTGATGCGCTGTCTTACATCGAGCAACTTGCCAAAGTAGCTTACGTGTTGGACTTTGAAGAAGAAGAGTACGAGTACCTAGACAACATTTCAGGATACTAACTATGCCAAAGAAAACAATCCCAATCAAATTCAAACCCTGCGCTGGTTGCCCCACTCCTGCTAAGTGTAAAAAAGCTGGTAAGTGTTTGGCGAAAGGTAAGTGATGGCTAAAGATTCTAAACTAGACCGTGTTGGTGTTAGTGGGTATAACAAACCTAAAGCGACACCAAGCCACCCAACGAAAAGCCACGTAGTTGTTGCCAAAGAAGGCGACAAGACTAAAGTTATTCGTTTTGGTCAACAAGGTGTTAAAGGTAGTCCAGATGGTTCTGCTCGCAACAAATCTTTTAAAGCCCGTCATGCATCCAACATTGCAAAAGGCAAGATGAGCGCAGCTTATTGGGCTGACAAGGTTAAATGGTAAAGGAACCAAACATGGACGATAACGAAAAATTCGGTGACCAGAAGGTTGAATCGTGGGTTATGGACAAGGTGGAGCAATGGCGCGACCACTACAGTGCAAACTACGAGCAAAAGTTTGACGAGTACTACCGTCTATGGCGTGGTATTTGGTCAGCAGAGGATAAGACTCGTGAGAGCGAACGTTCTCGACTGATTTCTCCTGCGCTACAACAGGCAGTTGAGAGTTCAGTGGCTGAAGTTGAGGAAGCTACCTTCGGTCGTGGTAAGTGGTTTGACATCCGCGATGACCGCAACGACCAAAACACAAAAGATGTCGCCTATTTGCGCGAACAACTGTCCGAAGACTTCCAATTCACCAAGACACGCAAGGCTGTCGCTGAGTGTATCTTGAATGCCGCTGTCTACGGTACTGCTGTTGGCGAGTTGGTGTTGGAAGAGGTCAAAGAGATGAAACCAGCTACGCAGCCCATCATGGATGGCGCTATGCAAGCGGTTGGTGTTAACATTGCAGACCGTGTGGTTGTCAAGTTGCGACCCATCCTACCTCAGAACTTCCTAATCGACCCCGTTGCTACCTCCATTGAGGATGCTTTAGGCGTGGCTATCGACGAATTTGTCCCCAAACACCAAGTAGAGATTGGAATTCAAAATGGTATCTATCGCGATGTTGATATTGAGTCTGCCGATACTGATACAGACATTGAAGCTGACAAAGAGCTTACATCGTTTGACGAAGATAAAGTCCGATTAACCAAATACTACGGTCTTATCCCCAAGCATCTCTATAACGATGCTATTATGGAGGAAGGCGAGGACGATGAGTTGTCCAAAACCGTCAAACCTGAAGAGGATGAGGATAAGTCAGAGGAAGAGGGATACATTGAGGTGATTGTTGTTATCGCCAACGGCGGTCAACTACTCAAAATTGAAGAAAACCCCTACATGATGCAGGATCGTCCAGTTGTGGCTTTCCCGTGGGATGTAGTTCCATCACGTTTCTGGGGTCGTGGTATCTGTGAGAAGGGTTTTAACAGCCAGAAGGCACTCGACGCTGAGCTACGCGCTCGTATTGATGCTCTAGCCCTCACCGTCCACCCAATGATGGCTATGGATGCCTCTCGCATGCCTCGTGGGTCTAAGCTGGAGGTACGTCCGGGCAAAACAATCCTAACCAACGGTAACCCCTCTGAAATTCTACAGCCATTTAAGTTTGGTAACCTTGATCAGGTGACCTTTGCTCAGGCTGGCGAACTACAAAAGATGGTTCAGATGGCGACAGGCGCTATTGACGCTGCTGGTATCCCCGGCACTATCAATGGTGACGCTGCTGCTGGTGCTGTCTCTATGTCAATGGGAGCAATCATCAAGCGCCACAAGCGTACCTTGATTAACTTCCAAGAGAACTTCCTAATCCCAATGATTGAGAAGACAGCATGGCGATATATGCAATTTGACCCAGAGCACTACCCTGTATCAGACTACAAGTTTGTGCCATCATCATCTTTGGGTGTTATCGCTCGTGAATATGAGGTGACGCAATTGGTTCAGTTGTTGCAAACGCTTGGTCAAGACAGTCCGATGTACCCAATGCTGGTATCTGCTGTTATTGACAATATGGGTCTGTCAAACCGTGAAGAGATTATCGCTCAGATGCAACAAGCGGCTCAGCCTAATCCAGAACAGCAACAAATGCAACAACAACAGATTCAGTTGCAAATGGCACAACTACAAGCTCAAGTACAGTTGCTACAGGCTCAAACTATGGAAGCACAAGCCCGTGCTCAGAAGTATTCAGTCGAGAGTCAATTGGAGCCACAAGTTGTACAGGCTAAGATGGCAGCCGCTTTGTCTACTAACTTACAACAAGGTAGTGCGGACGAGGATGAATTTGCTAAACGGGCTAAGATTGCTGAGTTAATGTTGAAGGAAAAAGATATTAACAGTAATGAGCGAATTGCTATGATGCAAATGCAAAATAGGCAATAAAACACTTGACAAATTTATAAAAGTGTGGTATAATTGCAACATCTCTCCACGATATGAAAGGATAAAGAGATGGACAAAGAGTTACAAAGATATTACGAAAATTTACTAGATTTGTTTACCCGCGATGGGTGGAAGCAATTCATTGAAGACATCTCAGACAATAAAGAGATACTCGATGATATTACAACCATCCCTGACGAGAAACAATTCTGGTTCCGTAGAGGACAAATAGAAGCGATTAACCGCATCCTTTCCTACGAATCTACCATAAAAGATAGTTATGAAGATTTTGAAAGGGATTTACAGGATGCCTAAACGTATCTATGAGTTTATCTGCGGAGATGACCACCTCACAGAGGCTTACATTGATTCTGAACTAAGAACAACCAATTGTAAAGTGTGTGGTCAACCTGCTATTCGTATTGTTAGCAAGCCGATGGTCAAACTTGAGGGCGTGACCGGAGACTTCCCCGGAGCAGCAATGCAATGGGAACGCAAGCGAAACGAGAAGATGGCGCAGGAAAGAAAGAGTGCCGCTGAATTTTAACATCAGTATAAGCACATAATTATATTCCACAATGCTTATTTAGCACGGAGAGTTTAATGGCAACATTTATTGACGAAGGCGACGAATCGCTACAAAACGAAGAAGAGTTTTCATCTATCGAGGATGAACAAGAACAGGATAACCCCACAGAGGAGCCTGAACAACAAGACGACGAAGAGGACATTCCTGAGAAGTATAAGGGCAAGTCTGTTAAAGACATTGTTCGTATGCATCAAGAAGCTGAACGCGCAATCGGCAAGCAAGGGAGTGAAGTCGGGGAACTTCGACGAATTGTAGATGACTTTGTAAAAGCCCAAACCGTCACAAAACAACAACAAGCCCCAGAAGTCGAGGAAGAGGTAGACTTCTTTACCGACCCTGACAAAGCTATTGCACGAGCTATCGAAAAGCATCCGAAGGTGCGACAAGCGGAAGAGCTGTCGGCACAAATGAAGAAGGCTGAAGCGTTAGCTAACCTGAAACAAGCTCACCCTGATTTTACTGAAGTCGTCAATGACGGTAGCTTCGCTGAATGGGTTAGTAAGAGTAAGGTACGTCAAGAGCTATTTAGTCGAGCTGACCGCTATTACGATTTTGACGCAGCCCATGAGCTTCTATCTACTTGGAAAGAACGAAAACAAGTAGTAGACCAATCAGCAGCCGTTGAAAAAGTACAGCGTAAGCAAGCTGTCAAATCTGCATCCACTGGTTCCACCAAAGGGAGTGGTGAGACAGCATCAAAGAAAACCTATCGCAGAGCCGACATCATCGAACTCATGCGTACAAACCCTGACCGTTATGAACAGCTTGCTCCTGAAATTATGCAAGCCTATGCGGAGGGTCGTGTTAAATAATCATTTTGAAAGGTAATTTATAATGGCTTATCCTACCCCTATGGTCACCAATACAACTGGTGCAACCTTTATCCCAGAGTTGTGGTCTGACGAAATCATCGCAGCCTACAAACAAAACCTCGTTATGGCAAACCTCGTCTCTAAGATGTCCTTCAAGGGCAAAAAAGGCGACACATTGCACATCCCTAAGCCCACTCGTGGCGCTGCCTCTTTGAAAGCCTCTTCTGCTGCTGTTACGTTGCAAGCTGCCACTGAGTCAGAAGTCCAAGTGTTGGTTAACAAGCACTATGAATATAGCCGCTTGATCGAAGACATCACCGAAGTTCAGGCTTTGGCATCACTGCGTAAGTTCTACACTG